GCTAACTCGACAGCAACAGTTATCTATGGCTAAGACTCCGGCATGGCAGCGCAAGGAAGGGAAAAACCCGTCGGGCGGATTAAACGCCAAAGGACGGGCGTCTTACAACGCAGCCAATCCGGGGAAGCCAGGTTTGAAAGCCCCTCAACCAGAAGGTGGTTCACGGAAGAAGTCATTCTGTGCTCGGATGGAGGGGCACAAGAAGAAGAATACCAGCGCCAAAACAGCAAACGATCCAAATAGCCGTATCAACAAAGCATTGAGAAAATGGAAATGTTGACTTGTACAAAATGCAAAACAGAAAAACCAGCGTCGGTTGAGTTTTTCCCTTTGCATAACAAGAAAAGAAACGGCTTAGATAGTTGGTGCAGAGAATGCAGGGCTACATATAGAAGTGGAATTAATCGTGGTAAGTTTAGGAATGTAATCTCAGATAAAGCTTTGAAAGAATTGAAAGCTAGTGTTACGCAATGCGTTATTTGTGGATCACAAGAAAAACTTGTTGTTGACCATGATCACAAAACTGGGAATATTCGCGGGTTATTGTGCAATCATTGCAACCGTGGTTTAGGTCATTTTAGGGACGATCCCATGCTTTTGGAGTTTGCAGCGCAGTATTTATATGCATCTTCAGGAAGTCCAAAATGGGATGAGTATTTGAAAGAGACGCAAAAATGCTAGATATAAATGGGCTATGGATGACTGTATTAAGTCTATTCACCGGCCTTTTTGCTTATGTAGCGCATGAAAAGTTCAATGAACTAGCGCGTATCACGATCTTGTTGAACAAGACTCGTGAGGAGATTGCCCGTGATAACGTCACTAATGCAGAGGTTGAGCGGATTACTGACCACATTGATCAGCGTTTTGACAAACTTGAAGCGCGTATTGATCAGCTTATTTCCCAAAAAGGATAAATGATGAAGCGCAAAGTCAAAAAATTTGCTAGTGCTGGAGCGGTTATTGAGGAGCGCTCAACAAAAAGCCCTAGCGTAGAAGCTGAAGAGTTAGCTAAAGGCCCATCAGACTATGCAACTATGGGTAAGCGCGCAGGCGCAACTTCTACATGGTCTGGCGCTCCCACCATTAAGGAAGAAACAACTACTGAAACAGAAACAGAAACTCCAAAAGGCATTGCTTCTGGATACAAATCAAGCGAATCGAAATATGAGCGCGATGATAACGAAGTAAAGATGCCAGCAAAGAAAAAACAAGTTGTTAAAACTGAGACTAAACGTGCAAGTCAAAGTTTTCCAATTAAAGAAGAAACTCGTGGAAGCCAAGCTTTTCCTCTTCGTGGATCAAGTGAAACTACATCATCATCTAGCGGAATGACTCGTGCTGGCACAGAAGCTCGTACACCAGATGTTATGGGCACAGCCAGAACACGCGCTGGAACTGTAGTTAAAGGTCGCGAGGAGCCAAGCAAAGAAGACGTTAACAAAGCTATGTCTTCGTTGTCTGAAAGAATAAGAAAGCAAGATCAAGAAAATACATTCAAGTTGACTCCTTCTAAAAGTCCTAACCGTAGCTACAAATCTGGCGGCAAAATTACAAAGATGGCGTCAGGCGGCAAAACATCCAGCGCATCATCGCGTGGTGATGGTATAGCCCAGCGCGGTAAAACACGCGGGAGAATGTGCTAATGGCTAAAACTAAATACGCAGACGGCGGCCCAGTCCAAGGGCAAGTTCAACAGCCTACATATCCTTTCTACGGCAATCAGCCTCAAGCTGGCGGTCAGAATGGTGGCACGAATCAAACATTCAATATTCAACCGCAGGCTAGCGCAGACATGAGTCAGCAGCCTCAACAGCAACAAGGATTCAAAAAAGGCGGCAAGGTATCGTCAGCTTCTAAACGTGCAGATGGTTGCGCTATAAGAGGTAAGACTCGTGCCTAGCGTAAGTAAAAAGCAGCACAACTTTATGGAGGCTATTGCCCACAGTCCCTCCTTTGCTAAAAAAGTTGGAGTTAAACAATCTGTGGGTAAAGAGTTCGCTGCGGCGGATAAAGGTAAAAAATTTAAGGAGGGTGGTATGGCTGAGTCAAAGAAGATGGTTAAGAAAGAAGTAGAGTTCATGAAATCAAAGGGTGCTCCTAAATCCATGGTTAAACATGAGATGGGTGAAATGTCTGCTATGAAAAAAGGCGGCGTTGCCAAGTATGCTAAAGGCGGCATCATTGCTTCCAAGATGGGTGCAGTTAAGACTGCTGCTCCTAGCCGTGATGGCGTTGCACAGCGTGGCAAAACCAAAGGCAAGAACTTAGGTGACTCCGGCAAGACCGTTGGCATCATGAGTGGTGCTAAAGGTATGCGCAAGGGCGGTAAGTGCTGATATGAGGCCATCACGCGGCATGGGTGACATCAACCCATCTAAGATGCCCAAGGGCGCTAAGAAAGCCCGCAGGGATGATACTGACTTTACCCAGTATAAAAAGGGTGGGAAAGTAAAACCTGTGTGGGATAAGCCGCGTCCTAAAGAATTGGGTAAGCCTTCTGTACTCACTGCCACTAGAAAGGCTGCGGCGAAAGCCAGAGCTAAGGCGGCAGGCAGACCTTGGCCTAATTTGATAGATAACATGTGGGCAGCAAGGGGAAAGTGATGGCAGAGAAATGGATACAAAAGGCAATATCCAAAAAAGGTGCTCTTCGTGCTCAGCTTGGCGTAAAAGAAGGGAAGACCATCCCGGCAAAGAAACTCGCTGCCGCTGCAAAGAAACCAGGAAAGATAGGCCAACGAGCAAGGCTCGCTGAAACTTTAGGTAAATTACGGAAAAAGTAAATGCCATATACAACCAGTACAACTAGCTTTAACCCAACTCTAAACGATATCATCGAAGAAAGTTTTGAGCGTTGCGGTTTAGAGTTGCGCACTGGCTATGACTTCCGCACAGCGCGCCGCAGTCTCAATCTGTTGCTGACAGAGTGGGCTAATCGCGGCATCAACTTGTGGACTATTGATACTGGCACTATTCCTTTGATCCAAGGGGTAAATACGTATGACCTTCCTGACGATACTGTTGATCTTATTGAGCATGTTATTCGTAATTACCCTGGCTCCCAAGCAAACCAGATCGATATCAATATCAACCGAATAAGCGTATCTACGTATTCGACTATCCCTAATAAGCTGACACAGGGACGCCCGATTCAGGTGTGGGTAAACCGCCGCTCGGGGCAGACAACGGATGCAGTAGGTGCTACGCCGCAGGTTCCGCAGTTTACTGTATGGCCTACGCCAGATCAGGGAACGGCAGAAGCTCCGTACTATTACTTTGTGTACTGGCGTTTACGCCGAATGGTGGATGCTGGTAACGGTGTGAATGTGGAAGATATTCCATTCCGTTTCCAAGAGGCGCTGATATGTGGCTTGGCTTACAGGCTGGCTATGAAGCTGCCTGGCGGCTTGGAGCGCATACAGTTGCTGAAGGCTCAGTACGATGAGTCGTGGGAAATGGCGGCAGGAGAAGACCGCGAGAAAGCTCCAGATCGACTGGTGCCTCGCATGATTACTTACAGGTGATGTATGCCAAGTAAGTATACGAGTGGTAAGAAGGCTATTGCGGAATGTGACCGCTGTGGATTTCGATACCTGCTGAAAGAATTAAAGAAGCTGACGATCAAGACAAAGAACGTCAACATCAAGGTTTGCAAGACATGTTGGGAACCGGATCAGCCGCAGTTAAGTCTTGGTCTGTACCCCGTTTCAGACCCTCAGGCAGTGCGTGATCCACGGCCTGACAAGTCTTACTGGCAGTCTGGTTTTACTGGTTTACAGACGGACATACAAGCTGGGCCGTTAGTAACTGAGGATGGATATCCTAGTGGTGGTAGCAGGATAATTCAGTGGGGCTGGAATCCAGTAGGCGGTGCAAGAGGTATAGACGATGGACTGACACCAAACAACTTGGTAGCTAGTACGTCAGTTTCAAACGTAACCATAAACTAGGAGCACAAGATGGACACAAAGCAAGTTAAGCAGATCGCTGACAAGGAAGTGCGAGCGCACGAAAAGCGTATGCATAAGATGGCAAAAGGTGGCGTTACTACCGATTCCATGAAAAAATACGGTCGCAATATTGCTCGCGTTATGAATCAGAAATCCAACGGAAGAGGTCGATAATGGCTAAGAACAATCTACCTGCTGAGAAGTATGCCAAGCCGCATACCATGAGCGGCAAGGAAGTAAAGGGCGAGCTGCCCTATACCCCTGGCGCCAAGGTAATGGATGACATTAACATCTCCGTTGCTGGTTTGAGCAAGGGCAACTACAAAGAGACAAAGACTGACGGCATCAAGATGCGTGGTGCTGGTGCAGCTACTAAAGGCACGATGTGCCGTGGGCCGATGGCATAATGACTTACACCGAGTTATACAACGCGATTCTCTCTTACACAGAGAACTACTCGCAAGAGTTTATAGATTCTGTCCCGACGTTTGTTCGGCAGACGGAGACTCGCGTCTATAACGCTGTGCAGATTCCTTCATTGCGTAGGAATCAAACTGGTACGTTGACCGCTAGCAATAAGTATCTGTCGGCTCCTGGTGACTTTCTTTCTGTGTACTCAATGGCAGTGATCCAGAACTATCAGTCATCTAACGAAACCTACACGTACTTGCTGAACAAAGATGTGAACTACATTCGTGAGGCATATCCAACGCCGAACGATACTGGATTACCAGCGTACTACGCCATCTTTGGCCCATCTGTAAGTAGCAACGTAACTACCAACGAGCTGACATTTATTCTTGGCCCAACGCCCAATTCTGCATATACGGTAGAGCTGCATTACTACTACTACCCAACATCTATTGTGGATGCTGGCACGAGCTGGCTAGGAGACAACTATGATCCAGTGCTGTTGTATGGCTCCTTGCGCGAGGCTTACCTGTACATGAAGGGTGAGCAGGATTTGATTGCCAATGTAGAAGCAAAGTACAACGAGGCTGTGGGTGAGTTGAAACGTCTGGGTGATGGACTTGAGCGTCAGGATGCATACCGTAGCGGTCAGGTTAGGGTGAAAGTAACATGACGATTTACCAAGGACTGACTACTAGCTTCAAGGTGGACATGTTAAATGGCACCCAGAATGTAGCGTCTGATACATTGAAGATGTCGCTGTATACGGCGTATGCCACGTTAGATCAGGATACGACGGCGTACACAGCAGACAATGAGATTAGTGGTACTGGCTACACTGCGGGCGGTCAAACGCTGTCTAATGTGACGATCAGGAGTGGTAGTAACACCGTGTATGTGAGCTTTGATAATGTTGTTTGGGATCCAGCTCAGTTCACTACTAGGGGTGCGTTGATTTACAACTCAACGAAATCGAACGCCTCGATAGCAGTATTGGACTTTGGGTCTGACAAGATTCAGACTGGCAACAACACATTTACAGTAAATTTGCCGCCTGACACAGAGTCCAGTGCGCTAATTCGTATAACGTAAGGAGCAATCATGTCTACTGAAAAATCCAAGTCAAGCGAGCAGATCTCGGGTGATGTGGTACGCAAAGAAGGTTTTGTTGAGGGTCTATCGTCCGGCGGTGTATTTACTGTCACCTGCTACGACAAAGACGGTCACGAGAAGTGGGTAGATATCGCCCCTAATCTGGTGGTGAATACTGGCCTGCAAGCTATGAATACCCAGTTCTTTACAGGTTCTGCTTACACGGCAGCTTGGTATATTGGTCTGGTAAATGGCACATCGGCATCGACTACATTCTCTGGTGGCGACACATTGGCTACTCATGCTGGCTGGACTGAGAACAGTGGCTATAGTGGAAGCCGTAAAGCAGCTTCATTTGGTACAGCTACTTTGAATGATCCATCAAACATTAACAACTCGTCATCTGCTGCTTCGTTTACCATGACAGCTAATGCAACGATTGCTGGAGCGTTTTTGACGAATGTGGCGTCTGGCACCACAGGGTTGTTATTTTCGGCAGCAGACTTCCAGTCGCCTGGTGATCGTACTGTGGTGAGCGGTGACGTTCTGAACATCACATATTCTTTCAACCTTGACGCTGTTTAATAGGGGATAAGCATGGCAACATTTAAGAAGGGTGATGTAGTCAAGGTTAAGGCTGTGACTCCAGAAGGCCCAATTACTAAGATGCGCATGGACGAAGACGGCACGATCTACTATTTAGTAGCGTGGACGGTTGACGGCATGGATCATGAGCGTTGGTTTACGGAAGATCAGATTGTTGCTGCGGGGTAATGTGTGGCAGTCGTTGATGGCGGCTACAGCAGTGGCACATGGGGCCAAGCTGGATGGGGCATGTCGGTTTACGACTGCCTTATTGCCTATGGCGGATGGGGTACAGGTACGTGGGGACAGAATGGTTGGGGATTTGGCAGTGGTTATTTAACTGCATCCGATTCTGTCAACGTAGCTGCGCAAGCGGCAATTACTGGAAACATAGCTGAGACAGTAAATGTCACAGAAACATTTGAAGGCGCGTTAATTTTAGCTGGGTCTGTAAGTGATACAGCAAATGCGTCAGAAACAGTTAGTACGGCGGTAATATTTGCAAGCAATGTAAGCGATACGGCAAATACTAGCGAAACAGTATTGAGCACGGTTGTATTTGGAAGCACGGTATCGGATACTGCAAATGCTAGTGACACTGTAAGCACGTTAGTAATACTAGGTAGTACGGTATCAGATACGGTAAATGCTGAAGATCAAGTATCAATAATTGTTAGAGCAACGGCAAACGTAAGTGAAACATCAAATGCAAGCGAAACAGTATTGGCTGGTCAAACATTTGCAAGTTCTGTAAATGATACAGCAAATATATCTGAAGCAATACTTAGTGCGTTTGGTATATCAGGCAATGTGGCAGAAACAGCGAATGTAAGTGAAACAGTATCAGGAATTAGATATACAACTGGATTAGTAGATGACACAGTAACAGCAGAAGAATTTGCAAGTGCTCAGGCAATATTCCAGACGTTGATTGAAGAGTTGTTGACCGCTGAAGATGTAGTATCAGTAAGAGCGCAGAATGAAAGAACGGTATCAGAAAGCGTCACAATAGCGGATTATTGGTTTGCGGCGTATCTGTGGAATTTGATTAATGATGCACAAATAGCCAACTGGGCACCGATTAATGACGATGTGAATGGCGGCTGGCAGATGATAAACACGACAGAGAATACGTCGTGGCAGTTAATAAACACCATTATGTAAGGACGAATCATGGCAAGTACATACAGTGGCAACTTAGCTATTGAGCTTATCGGCACTGGTGACCAAGCCGGTACGTGGGGCGCAACTACTAATACGAACTTAGGAACCGCGCTAGAACAGGCAATCACTTCTACTGCTAGCGTTACGTTTGTAGCTGGCGGTAATACTGCTATTGCGCTAACACAGAGTAACGTTTTCCAAGCTGCACGTAGTTATCGATTGAATTTCACTGGTACCGCGACAGCAACACAGTACTTGTGGGTTCCTGCAATTAACAAAGCATATATTGTTAATAACGGGTTAAGTAATTCGATCATCATATCGAATGGATCTAACGGCGCTGGTACTGGTACAACGGTAACGATTCCATCGGGCGCGTCAATGCTTGTGTATAACGATGGCACAAACATTACTCAGCCAATTACATATATCAACGGACTGACAACATCGAATACATCAGTTCTTAATGCTAGCTCAATTACCACATCAAACCTAACCACATCCAATCTTGTACAGACGGTAAATGCAACTACCAACCAGCAATACCATAACTGGGGTAACGGCACATTTACGTTTGCATCTATTGGTGGTTATTATGATAACGTAGCTGCTGGACACATTGAGTTTTACACAGCAAACAACGGAATTCTTACAGAGAACTTCCGTATATCAAATACGGGTGCATTTGGTTTTCTTGGTACAAATTACGGTACATCTGGTCAAGTATTAACGTCTAGCGGCGCTAATGCTGCGCCAACGTGGCAAACAACTAGTGGTGTTACAACAGGTAAGGCCATTGCGATGGCTATGATCTTCGGATTCTAAGGAGTTATTTAAATGGCAAACCCTAATATAGTTAACGTTACGCAGATTTACGGTCAGACCAACTATCTGACTCCTGCGAATACATCCACGTTAGTCCTCATTGCTAATACCAGCGGCTCTGGCAACGTATACAAAGTCAACCAGATTGTGGCTGCGAATACATCTAACGCTGCTGCTAACGCGACAGTGCTGTTGTACACCAGCGGCGCGGTGACATCAGGCAACTTGGTTGTGACCAGTACTGCGAATGCGTTTGCGGTTGCATCTAACATTTCTGTACCTGCGTATGCTTCGCTGATTGTGGTTGATAAAACTACAGCGACGTATCTTTTGGAAGACAAAGCGTTTGTTGTTCAATCTGGCACCAACAGCGCTATTACATTCTCAGTAAGCTACGAACAACTTAGCAGCTAATAAGGGGTTGCTATGGCAATTCATGGTTATCCTGGACAGATTATCAGCGCGTCTTCGCCGCTGTATACACCCGGCTTTGCTTCTGGCATTTGGACGCTAGGCAACTGGCCTGCGGGCGTTACTGTCGTTCAGACATTTACTGCATCTAGTTACTGGACTGCGCCTACTGGTGTGACTGCGGTTGACTACCTTGTGGTTGCTGGTGGCGGTGGTGGCGGTGCAGTTCTTGCTGGAGGTGGTGGTGGTGGTGGATTTCGCACCGGCACAGCATTTCGTGTAACGCCAGGTGCAACTTATCAAATTACAGTTGGTTCAGGTGGCGCTGGTGGTACATACACATCTCCTAGTAGCGGCCCTGCTGGAAGCAATGGCGGAAATTCTATTTTTTCTACTATTACTTCTAACAGTGGTGGAGGTGGCGCTGGTGGAGATGCTGGTACTGGATTAGCTGGCGGAAGTGGCGGTGGCGGATCTTATAATGGTTCTGGATCTGGCCCAGTTGGAGGAAATGGCGGAGTAGGAAATACGCCATCCACTACACCAAGTCAAGGAAATAATGGTGGCGGAGGTGGTTTTACAAGCACTGCACCAGGGACTAATGCTGGCGGTGGAGGAGGGGGTGGCGGTGGTGGAGTTGGTTCGAATGGCTCTCCTGTCACACCACTTTCTTCTTCAAATACTGGCATAGGTGGTAACGGTGGGAATGGTGGAGTTTCTGCAATTTCAGGAACATCTACTTACTATGCTGGCGGTGGCGGTGGTGGCACTTATGTAAGTGGCACTATAGGAATAGGAGGCCTTGGAGGCGGTGGAAATGGCGGGGCAAATGTAACAGGTTCTAACGGAACAACTAATACCGGCGGTGGCGGCGGCGGCGGCGGAAGATCTGGTTCAGGAGGATCAGGCGGCTCCGGTATTGTCATCCTTCGCTACATTTCTCCTAATGCTTCAACTATAAATTTATTTACTGCAACAACTACTTGGACTGCTCCAACAGGAGTAAGTACCATAGATTATCTTGTTGTTGGTGGTGGCGGCGGAGCTGGATCAAGTCAAGGCGGCGGCGGTGGTGGTGCTGGAGGCTATCGTGCTGGTAGTGGTTTATTGGTAAATGCTGGTACAACTTATACGATTAGTGTAGGTGGTGGCGGTGCTGGTTCAGGCGGTGATACATCGGGAAGCACAGGATCTAATTCATACATATCAGGCCCAGCTCCTTTTACAACGATTGCAGGTGCAGGTGGTGGTTTTGGTGCGGCAGGTTTTCCAGCAACAACCGGAGGAAGTGGTGGATCTGGTGGTGGTGGCGGTCGTGGAAACCCTGGAGGCCCAGGAAATACGCCAGCGACATCTCCTATACAAGGTGGCAATGGGGGCGGTTCTGTATCTGGGCCTGGTAATACATTTGGTGGAGGGGGTGGCGGAGGCGGTAGTAATGGTGGCATTGCCGGAACTACAAGCGGAGGTGGTAATGGTGGCACTGCTGCCGCATCTAGCATCACAGGCATAACACTTTATTATGCAGGTGGAGGCGGAGGTGGCTCTGGTAGCTCAAGCCCATTATTTGGATATGGTGGCGGAACAACAATAACTGCACAAAAAGGTGGCGCTGCTGATGGAGGAATTGGCCCAGGTAGTCCGAGTGCCGCAGGTTTGGCTAATACTGGAGGCGGTGGTGGTGGTGGTGGACTTACTGGAGGGGCTGGTGGCTCTGGTGTAATTATTATAAGAACCAATTATTAAGGTAAACGATGAGTAATTATCCCGGTCGAATTATTACCAAGAATCCGGTACTGCCATCTACCACGCAGGCATCGGGCGTGTGGACGCTACAGCAGGCATTGCAAGCTATAAAAGCAGGCGCTTGGCCTGGCATACCTACTAATACGGTTGTACTGACATTTACTGGCGCGGCAACGTGGACATGCCCTGATGGTGTGTCGCAAATTGACTATTTAGTTGTTGCTGGTGGCGGCGGAGGTGGGGCAGGACTTGGAGGAAGCACTGTTGCTGGAGGTGGTGGTGGAGGCGGTTTTAGGGCTGCTTCCGGGTATCCTGTAATTCCAGGAACAAGTTATGCAATTACTGTTGGGTCAGGTGGGGCAAGTAATACTAATGGTTCAAATTCATCATTAGACGTAATTGTATCGAATGGTGGTGGATATGGAGGAGGAGCAACAACTACAACTCCAGGATCTGCAAGGGTTGGTGCTTCTGGTGGTTCTGGCGGCGGTGGATCTGGAAGGTCTGATTTAAGCGCTGGTACTGGAGGATCAGGAAATACTCCATTTGTTTCTCCAAGCCAAGGTAATGCTGGAGGTAATGGCATCAATGCTCCTACACAAATTGGTGGCGGCGGAGGTGGGGCTGGTCAAAACGGATTTAATGGTAATGCACCTGCAAATGCTGGATATGGTGGTAACGGATCATCGTCTACTATTTCTGGTACATCTGTTACGTATGCAGGCGGCGGAGGTGGTGGCGCAACTGGTCAGCCTGGAGGTACGGGTGGTGGCGGTAATGCAGGCAACTGGCCTACATTGGGATCAAATGGCACTGCCAACACTGGCGGTGGTGGTGGTGCTGGAGCTGTTCCCGCTACACCTTCGGCTCTTTCAAACGGTGGAACTGGCGGCAGCGGTATTGTCATTATCAAATACCTAGCCCCACAGACAGCTACACTGGTATTTAATACAACATCTACATGGACATGCCCTCCAGGTGTGACAAGTGTAGATTATCTTGTTGTTGCTGGTGGTGGTGGTGGCGGCACTGGTTTATCTGGTGGTGGTGGCGCAGGAGGATTTAGAACTGGTTCAGCACTACCAGTTTCTTCAGGCACATACACTATTACCATAGGAGCAGGTGGAGCAACTGGTTCGACTGCTGCTGCAAATCCAGGTTCTAATGGCACAAGTTCAATATTTTCAACTATCACATCTGCTGGTGGTGGATTTGGAACACCAGTAGGCAGTAATGGAGGGGATGGTGGTTCTGGTGGAGGAAGTAGATCATCAGGAGGATTTGGTAATGTTCCATCTGTATCTCCATCGCAAGGAAATAATGGCGGAGCTGGAACTCCAGGCGGAACCACTGGTGGAGGCGGCGGAGGTAGTGAAGCTGGAGCTGCTGGAGCACCTACAGCAAGTGGAAAGGGTGGTAACGGAACTGCCTCTACAATAAGTGGTACATCTGTAACTTACGCCGGCGGCGGCGGAGGTGGTGGATATTTAGGGCCATCTTATCCTGGTGGTATTGGCGGCACTGGCGGTGGTGGTAATGGTTCTGTAAATACTACTGCTCAATCTGGTACAGCTAATACTGGCGGCGGCGGTGGCGGTGGTGGTTATCAAGTATCACCAACTACGTACTATGCTGGCGGCTCTGGAGGCTCCGGTATTGTTATATTAAAACTAAACTCATAAAAGGAGAGTGAGGATGGATTCGAAGATTTACATGTTGTATGGAATTGATACTGCGATGCACTTGTTGCGTCCAGGTGCACGCTGGGAAATAACAAATAACTTTTTCAGCGTTTGGGAAGACCCACGCCCATGCCCGACCATGGAAGAAGTACACGAGACGATGGAAAAGATTAAAGCTTTTGAGGACAGCATTAACACTATCTGGACTAAAGAGCAGAAAGAACAACTGTTGGGTCAGCAGCGCGAATACGATATGGCGGTGAACGGATGAACATTACTAACCTGTTCCCAACGCCTATAGGTTTTGCCAAGCTGGGTCGTGACATTACCGCCCGTGAGCTGGAGTTCATCATCGGTCAGGTTCGTTATCCCAACGAAGGTAACACTACCAGTGAGAATAGAAAGATTCTTGAGTGTAAAGAGCTGACAGACATTCGTGAGTTTATTGAGGACGCGATGCTGGACTATTTCAAAACAGTCCATGATCCAAAGCACAACGTCACTCCGTATATTACGCAGTCGTGGTCAAACTACACAGAGCCAGGGCAGTATCACCACAAACACGCTCATCCTAACAGCGTTATTTCTGGTGTGTTCTACCCGCAGGCAAACAGAGAAACAGACAAGATTTACTTCTACAAAGAAGGATACGAGCGAATTAAATTCCCGCCTGAGAAGTGGAATTTATGGAACAGCGAAAGCTGGTGGTATGAAACTGGCTCTGGTGATTTAATCTTGTTTCCATCTAACCTGACGCACATGGTGCAGACTAAGCAGGGCGATGGAACTCGTATCAGTATTGCGTTTAACACCTTTGTTAAAGGTTACATAGGTTCAGATGAAAGTCTGACTGGATTACATTTAGGAGAAGAATGATGGCGCACTTCGCTAAACTTGGCCCTGGCAACGTGGTCGAACAAGTTATCGTGGTGGATAACAAAGACACCTCTGATGCTAACGGCATTGAGAAGGAATATATCGGTGCTGCTTTCTGCGAGCGCTTGCTGGGTGGTCGTTGGGTGCAGACCAGCTACAACGGTAACAAGCGCAAGAATTACGCAGGTCAAGGTTATACCTTTGACGAGCAGCGTGATGCGTTTATTCCACCTAAGCCATATCCAAGCTGGGTGCTAATAGAAGAAACCTGCCAGTGGAAACCTCCAGTAGATATGCCTGAAGATGGCACTATGGAGAATCCATATACATGGGATGAAGCTACTACATCGTGGATCCGCTCACCCTCCTAGCAACTGCTAACGCGGCTGTTGCGGCGGTAAAGAAAGGATGTCAGCTATACAAAGACATCAAGAATGCAGCAGGCGATGTTAATGATGTACTGAAAGATTTAAAAGAACAGTTTCACAAAGTAGTAGATCCAACTCCTGCACAAAAGATGCAGTACAACGCAGAAGTACAGCGTGTGCAGGAGATAGCAAAAGCTGATCCTAATGATGTGTATACAGAAATTGGTAATCAGCTAGGTGTGTTGATGGATGCCTACGATGCTTTGAGTAAGGCTTTATTGCAGGAAGAACTTTCAGGAAAGAAAGTTTATAAGGGGGAAGAAAGCATTGGTCGCCGCGCTTTACGCAGGATAATTATTACGGCAAGATTGGATGCGATGCTAGTTGAAATCAGAGAGACAATGGTCTACCGCGCACCACCAGAACTAGGTTCTTTGTGGGAGAAGTTTGAGACTATGTGGGACAGGATTGTCGCTGAACAACAAGCAGCAAACGCAGAAGAACTTAGACAAGCGCAGGCAGCAAGATGGCGACGGGAAAAGATAAAAAAGAAGTTAAGAGAACAACTGACTTCAGTTTTGGCAGTAGTGTTCGTCCTAGCGTGGTTCCTATGGGTAATGATTCTGATAAGGACGAGCCACACGTACCGTGGTCTTTACTCGTCGCCGTTCTGGTCTTGTGTCTTGTGTTAGTGGTGGCGTTGCCAATCATGGGCATTATGTATATGGACATGAATAATGCTACTGCGAAGGCAATGGAAGAAATAAAGAAGATGCGTGAGTTACGCGCAAAGATAATATTGGAAATGCAGGGAGACTGAGATGCTACCGATTGTTGCTGGCATTGTTGCAAACTTGATTAACAACGGTATGCACAAGGTTGCAGACCAAGTTATTGAGAAAGGTGTGGATGCTGTGCAAGACAAACTTGGCATAGAACTCAAGCCTGAAGGTGAGGCTACACCTGAGTACAACGCAAAGCTGCAAGAGGAAGCTAACCGCCATTCAGAATTTATGGCAGAGCTGGACGAGAAGTCTACCCAGCGCGCAACGGACATGTATATGGCAGACCCAGAAACCCGCAGGTTCAGTAATAGGTACGCTTGGTTTATTACGATTGCGTCATTTGCCTATTTTGCGGCTGTGTCATTCCTGCCCATCGATAACCACAATCGGGACTTCATCAACATCATTCTCGGCTTTTTGATTGGTACAGCGGTCAATAGCTTAATTCGCTTCTACTACGGTTCTTCCAACAAAGCTCAGGAAGATACGGATAAGAAGATGAAGGAGATGAGCAATGGTTCCAAATAGTCCACTGCTTGCGGCTGCGAATATCAAAAACCATGAGAAGTGGTTGCAGCCAATCATTGAGACTTGTGTGGAGTTTGAGATCAACACTCCGCAGAGGATAGCGGCTTTCCTAGCGCAGACATCCCATGAGTCTGGCGGCTACACCATGTTGTCTGAGAACCTTAACTATCGGGCGGCAACGCTAGCTGCCTGCTGGCCTAACAGGTTTGCTGAGATGGGGCCAAACAAAAAGCCCAAGCGCGATGCTAAGGGCGGCTTGATTCCTACCAAGGTAGCTCTGTCGATAGAGAAAAAGCCTGAGCTGATAGCTAATATGGTTTATGCGTCCCGTATGGGAAATGGCCCACCGCAGTCAGGCGAGGGATGGCTGTACCGTGGCAGGGGAGCGAAGCAGTTAACTGGCAAGGATAATTACAAACGGTGCGGGGAAGCACTGGGTGTGGATTTGTTGAGTAATCCTGACTTATTGTTAGAGCCGTTGTATGCGGCTAGATCTGCGGGCTGGTTCTGGAAGGTAAATAACCTTGCATCGTTCGCGGATGCTGCTGATATTAAGGGTATGACGAAAAAAATAAATGGGGGGTTTATAGGTCTGGAAGCCCGCCAATCTTTGTACAATAAGATTATGTCTGCTATCAATGGATAGCAATCGTGCTTTGGGTGGATAAGAATGCCATTACAGCTATTACAGTTCCGGCCTGGTATAAACCGAGAAGGTACTACGCTTGCTAACGAAGGCGGTTGGTTTGAGTGCGACAAGATCAGGTTTCGTTCAGGCTATCCACAAAAGCTAGGTGGGTGGAATCCGCTATCTTCTGCAACTTACCGAGGTGTAGCTCGTGCCCTTTTTAATTGGGTAACTTTACGGGGATACAATCTTCTTGGTGTCGGCACCAATTTAAAGTATTACGTAGAGAGCGGTGGTATCTACAACGACATCACACCTGTACGCTCAACTGTTGTACTAACAAATCCTTTTACTACCACCAACGGAAGTGCGCAGGTTCTAGTTACTGATGCTGACCACGGTGCTATTACTAACGACTTTGTAACCTTCTCTGGAGCAAGCACAGTTGCAGGTTTGAATTTAAATGGTGAGTTTCAGATAACTTACTATGACAGTAACTCTTACTATATTACTGCGCCAGGCACAGCAAACGCTTCTACCACGGGCGGTGGCACAGTAACTGCTGCTTATCAAATCAATGTTGGCTTGGCTACTTACAGCTACGCAACAGGCTGGGGTACTGGTCTATGGGGTGGCTACATTACTGGTACGCAGCAAACAGCGCTAACAGCATCACTTAACTCCAGCAACACAAACATAGCCGTTATATCTACCACAGGATTTAATAGTGGCAACGGAACCATTCTTGTTGACCAAGAGTTAATTACATACACGAGCAATACGGCAACTATATTCTCTGGTGGTGTGCGTGGTGCTAACGGCACTATTGCCACTACTCACGGTAATGCAACACCTGTTTTCAACGCTTCGTCATTTACAGGTTGGGGACAATCTTCTTCAGGAAGTATTGCTCAACAGTTGCGTCTCTGGTCGCAAGCAAACTTTGGTGAATACTTAATTATCAACCCGCGTAACGGCGCTCTGTATTTGTGGATTCCACAATATACTGGGGGTGGCGTATTAACGTTTGGTAATCCGGCGGAATTGCTTTCGCCAACCAGTGCATCTCCATACACAACAGACGCTGATTGTCCGTCTATTGCCACTCAGGTATTGGTATCAGATGCATCACGTTTTGTTATTGCTATGGGGGCAAATGATTACGGCAGTCCAATTCAGGATCCAATGTTGATTCGTTGGTCTGACCAAGAAAGTTATTCTACTTGGTCGCCAGCCGCCACAAACCAAGCAGGTAGTTATCGTTTGTCTTCTGGATCCAGTATTGTTACTGCCATCCAAACACGACAGGAAATTGTTGTTTTAACGGACGCTGCTGCTTATTCCATGCAGTATCTTGGGCCGCCGTATGTTTGGGGCTTTAACATCCTGTCCAACAACATATCCATCATTGGCCCGAATGCTATCGGCGCGGCTAACAATATTGTGTATTGGATGGGTCTGGATAAGTTCTACGTTTACACTGGTCGCGTGGAAACGCTGCCATGCGCGCTGCGTCAGTATGTGTATGGCGACATTAATCTAGAGCAAAATTACCAAGTATTCTGCGGAACTAATGAAGGTTACAGCGAGATATGGTGGTACTACTGCTCTGCTGGCAGCACGACTGTAGACCGCTACGTTATCTACAATTACTTGGATAAAGTTTGGTACTACGGTACGTTAAACCGCAGCGCTTGGCTAGACAGCCCGCTACGTAACAATCCTATGGGCGCTACTTATCAACATACGATTGTTTATCATGAAGATGGTAATGATGACGTAGAGGTAAATGGCACTACGCTGCCAATCAACTCATACATTCAATCTTCTGACTTTGATATTGGTGACGGTCACAATTTTGGGTTTGTTTGGAGGATTATTCCTGACCTGACGTTTGACGGATCTAGTAACCCTGCGCCAGAAAAACCATCTGCTGTATTTACTGTAAGACCACGCCAGAATCCTGGTGCTCCTTACGGTATAGCGGATACGCCTACAGTTACTTCTACGCAGTCATATGCTAATCAGAGGAACTATACGGTTCAGGAGTTTACGCAAATTGTGTATACAAGGCTGCGCGGTCGCCAGATGGCATTCAAGATCAGCTCAGATACTTTGGGAACACAGTGGCAGTTGGGTGTTCCTAGGATAGATATTAGATCGGACGGAAGAAGATGAGCGATCAGCTTGTTACCACTACATCTCTTGTACTTACAAGAACAAGATCTCCTGCGCTTCCGGTTGCTCCTACCGAATACAGCCGCCAATATCATGATCAATTAAACAACATTCTACGTTTGTATTTCAACACGTTAGATAACTTTGTTGGTCAGCTAGAAGCAAATACGCTTACTGCCGATGAGCTTAGAAGTTTGCAGACTATGATTTGGATGTCCAACAGTGGAGGTTTTTTCAGTGGCTAACTACCAACTTGTAACACCTACGCTATTAGGACAAGCTGCTCTAAGCAATACTTTCGTCACCATATATACGACGCCTGCCAATACTCGCACGTATGTTAAAGACTTGGACATCATCAACCATTCAGCAAACATTGTGCGCATATTTGTCAATCTTGTTCCGTCTGGAGCAAATGCCAACACTAGCAATGCGTTGCTAAGTAATAATGCGCTGCCCGCTTGGACAACTGTGCAGTGGACTGGATCTCAGATATTGAATGCTGGCGCGTCTATACAGGCAAAGGTAAGTGACAACAATACTTGCACAATCACTGTGAGTGGTGGCGAGGCAGTATGACAATTACGTACTTCCCGCCATCGCCGCAGGCTAACGCGCTATTTCAATTTCCAAACGGTGCGTTTCACCAAGATGGCGTTACTACGTTAACGGCTGATATATCTAACTCAGCCAATACCATTCCTGTTGCAAGCACTACCCAATTCCAAAATACTGGCGTAATACTTATTGAAGCAGAGTTAATAAAATATACAGGATTAACTGCTACTTCTTTTACTGGTTGCACTCGCGGGCAATATGGGTCATCAGCATCTTCACACTTAACAGGTACGTATGTAAGTGAGGGGCAGGCTGCTACCTCATCAGTGACGCCAGTAGCTATTGTTATGTCACAGATTGATACCAGCAATGGTGTTTCTTTGGACGCAACAGATAAATCTAAAGTTGTATTTTCTATAGCTGGGTATTACAACATTCAGTTTAGTGCGCAGCTATTATCGTTTGATAATGCTGTAGACAATATAACCATGTGGTTTCGGCAAAACGGTGTAGACATACCTTATAGCGCCGGTCTTGGAACTATTCCTGCAAGGATTAGTGCTAGCAAACCTGCCACCGCAATCATTTCTTGGAATCTTATTGTTGCCGTAAATGCTGGGGATAATATCCAGCTTTACTTTGCTTCTGATAGCGGAAACACTTTGGCTGCTACATATCCGCCAGGTACTTCCCCAACACATCCAATATCACCATCTATTATTTTAACGGCAACATTTGTTTCTGGGTTATACGTATAAGTGTATGTTTATAGCCAACAAAATGTTACGATTGACAAAATTTTCTAAAGGTGCGTTATGAGCCTGCATACCCTAGCTAACCATCTTCAATCCGCCGGTCGCGGGGATGACAAGGTGCTCGTCCACATGACCCCGAATGAAGTCAGCGGCTTGCAATCTTTAGCCATGGCGCACGGTGGATCACTGACTATCAACCCTGAGACTGGTTTGCCAGAAGCAGGCTTCCTGTCCGGCATCCTTCCTATGATTGCTGGTGCAGCTATGACTGCGTTTTCTGGCGGAACTATTAACCCGTTGACGGCAGGATTGATTACTGGAGCTGCTGGCACTGCAATGACGGGTAGCCTAGGAAAAGGCTTGATGATGGGCTTGGGCGCTTATGGTGGCGCTGGTTTAGGTGCTGGTCTATTAGGTGGCGAAGCTGCTGCTACTGGTGTTGCCAATGTAACGCCTGCAATTAGTTCGGCTGACGCTGCATTAAGAGCAGGTCAAACAATAGGCGGTGGTATGGCTCCTGCTGTTGGCGGTGTCGCAGGTACTGTTGCTAATGCTACACCTGGATTAACCGCAGCTACAACTGGCGGTGGTTATGGATTGCCGCAAGCAGCAACACCTACGATTGCTACTCCAGCTAATACTTTGAACGCACAGCAAGCTGCTTATGCTGATTACATGAGAAATAATCCAGTAGTTGCTTCTGGTGGAACTCAAACCGTTAATGCTCCAGCTTCATCTGTTGAATCGGCAACTTCAGGTTGGGATAAATTTAAGAGTATGCCTAGCAAAGCTTTTGATCTTATTTCAGGATCAGGCCCAGAGGCAGACAAACAGCGCGAAGAATTCTTAAAGCAAAACAAAAACTATTTGATAGCTGGCGGTCTTGGTGTGCTTGGCGCATCTAGAGAAGATCCTAGAATGGCTAAAGAACCTAGTTATGCTGTACATCAATATGATTGGAATAGAAAATACAACCCATCATCTATTGCTCCAGGTAGCACTAGCGAGCGCATGTATTTTGCGGATGGCGGATTGGCTGGTTTGCCAGTAGAACAAATGTCAAAACAGAATGCCATGTTGGATAACACAAGGTATCCAATGGCTATGCAAAATACGCCCAGTTATGCAATGCCATCCCAGCGACCTATATCGCAGAATGTAATCTATCCATCGACAGATACTGATACAACACCCTATAGCGGAGAAGAAACAGAACACTCTATGGCTAGTGGAGGTATCGTTGCTTTGGCTGCTGGCGGTCAAACAGAATCTCAAAAAGAATTAGCAAAATTAACTGCTAATTTTAATACTTTTAAAACAAGTCAAAACAAAGCAATTGCGGATGCCAAAGCTGCGCTTACAAAAAGAACAGCAGAATTAACGAATGAATATAACGCAAACAAAAAAGCTTACGATGCAGATACAGCAGCGCAAACAAAGGAATGGACTGCACGAATTAATGCAGAAAAAAATGCAACGGCTAAAGCTGCTTTAACAAAAGAGTTTAATACTTGGAAAACTGGAAGAACAACTGGAGCAAGTCAACTTCTTAAAGATTTTAATGCGGCAAAAACAACTGCAACAAATGAAACAAATGCAAATGTTACGAAGTTAAATAATGATATTACTGCGCAACAAAAAGAACTTGGTGCTTACAACACTTACTTAACCAATTTGGATAAGTACAAGTACACCGATGTAGGCGATGTTGCTCAAGGTTCAAACCTTACAAGCATCAGTAAAAACTACGACACAGAGATTGGAAAACAAAAACAAGAAATGACCAATGCTGGTCTTGCTCTTGAGGCAGCTAAGAAAACTGGTATTCAATCTTTGATAAATCGTGCGCAGCAAGATTACGATACGCAAAAATCACAGTACGAATCTGCAACTACCCAAAAAGCAGACGCGTTGAAGAGTTTTGGTGAAGCTACAGCCCGTGGTGAATCTATAGGTACGCATGGAATTGCGGCTATTCCAATTACTCCAGCAAAACCAAGTGAAGAAAAAATGGTTCTACAACCTGATGGAAGTTGGGGGCCAGAAAAACCAACTCCACAATATCAAAAACTTGGATATGGAAAAGTTACTGCTATCAGTGGATGGGATAACAAAACTGTTAAACCTTGGGAACCAGAAGACGTTCAACAAGTTTATCAAGAAGTTGTTGGGCGGAAAGCTACTGACGCTGAACTTGCCAAATTTGTTGGCGGCAAAGGAACAATGCAACAATTGGTAAACAATATTAATAATGGCAATGTTAATCCTGATCTTGTTATAACAAGAGGAGCGGCAAATCCATTTACAGATGCAGAATTGCAAGCTAACGCAAAATATTACTGGGGTCGAGAAATGACTGCTGGTGAATTGGCTAATTACAAAAAAGCCAATTACGCTAACTTCGCAACATTACGTAATGCACTTACATCATCGAATGCTTATGTTGATAATTTGAACAAGTTGAACGAAGCACAGTTTGCTAAAGAAAATGCTCCTGTGGCTGTTCCTGTTACTAAAGATGATATTTCATCCGTGTTTGTAGACACGTTACAACGTAAACCTACAGCGGCTGAGATGAAAACATATTTGGATCAGAAGATCACTAAAGCAGATCTTGCTAATCAACTCAAAGCATCTGATGAATATAGTTCTCGTTTGGTGCAGCCAGATTATTCTGGTAATGCTACGACAGATGGCGGTACTACTGTGTTACCTAAAGGCGGTGGCACTGGATTAGTTCCTGCTGTAACTTATACTCCTGGCACAATGACTCGTGCAGAGATGGACGCATATACTCAACAGTATGCAGCCCAGCCTGCTGTTTCTAAAGGTTCGCCTTATGCTCCACAGGCAGCACCACAATATCAAATTGCTGGTGCTATGCCTAATCGTGATGTAAATAAAGAGCTTGGCCTGACAGGTCTGTACCAACAGATAGCGCAGAAATCTCCAGAGATACAGCAAGGTTTGAAGTTTACTCCTGAGCAAGCGCAAGCCATGGCATCTCCATTTGCTAACGTCACTCCTGGTTTGGTAACTCTGCAATCTGCTGCTACTCCGGTGCCTTACGTTCCACCAACACCGGTTATTCCAGGATCGCAAGTCTACTCACCAGCATTAACTCCAGAAGAACAGGCTAGACTTTCTGCGTTGCAAAAAATGTCTCAGAACATGGCAGGCGGTGGTATGACTAGTTACAATTTAGGAGGTTACTCCGATGGTGGACGATTACTCAAAGGCCCTGGTGATGGAGTTAGCGACTCTATTCCTGCTTCTATTGGCGACCGCCAGCCTGCCCGTCTTGCTGATGGTGAGTTTGTTATCCCAGCGCGCATAGTGTCCGAGATAGGTAACGGATCTACAGATGCAGGCGCACGTAAGTTGTACGCCATGATGGAAAGAGTCCAGCGTGCACGTAGTAAAACGGTAGGTCGCGGAAAAGTAGCTGTTAAGAGCGGCGCAGATAACATGCTGCCTGCATGAGTGAGATAACTTACAAAGCGGTAAATCCGTTTCAGTTTTTAAAGGAAATGGAAGAAATATTTCCTGCGCATTATGAAGAGCTTTGTGTAACAAAAGATTTTCCGTTAGCTCCAGACTACAAAAGGTACTGGACTATGGCTGAGATGGGATGGCTGGTTTGTATTAACTGCATGGATGGAGATGATTTAATTGGCTACATAGTATTTATCATCCAGCCGCATTTGCATTACAGCACATGTATTACTGCGTTTGAGGACATTTATTATTTGAAACCGGAGTATCGTAAAGGGCGCACGGGTATCAAAATGTTTAAGTACGCAGAAGAAGTTATGAAAGAAATAGGTGTGCACAGGATAATCATGCACACGAAGATTCATTTAGATAACTCTAGGCTTTTTGAGTATCTTGGGTACAAGCACACAGATAAACTGTATACAAAGATTTTGTAGAGGTAATTATGGAATATTCCCGCAGACAACTTGAGGCCGCTGGAGAACCGTTTGGTGAAAGTGCTACGCGCACAAAACCAGGTGGACGTATTTACGGTGG